AAGTGCGATTGTAGTACCTGTGGAATAACGTACTGTTCCTGTATTTGAAAAGCTAAGTGAAGCAACAGCCTCGCCACCTACACCGCTACCTTGACCAACACTACCGTGGTTAGGTGTGTTTAAATTACCAAAAAATGTCTTTTTAATTGGACGTCCCATTTTTTTCTCCTTTATTTTTATGACAGTTCTATTGCCTACGCGGTTGGGGTTCCGCATAAACTCTCACTTAAGAGCGAACAGTTTATTTAACAAAAAACCCGCCGAAGCGGGTTTTTGTTTTGCTTTTTAGGCAAGTTCCTCTGATTAAGAGAAGCTTACGTTTGCGCTAGTAATAGCAACCTTACCTAGGTAGTCGGCAGCGTTACCTAAAGAACTAGCTGTGTTGCTTAGTTCGATATATCCGTAACGTGTCAAGAAACCAACTACTGGTTCAAAGGTTGTTGGATCTAGAACAACACCAGAGCTCATTAGAGGAATATATGGGCAATAGAACGCAGCAGCATCTGCTTCGCTAGCACCTTTGTATCCGATAAGAACTTGGTTTGCATCTTGTGCAGATGCATCGCTTAGGTATGCATCAACATAGATACGCATTGCGCCATTCAATGTACCAACAAACTTGGTGTTTGTAGGAGCTTCGAATGTACCTTCTGTTGTACGAGCAAATGCGCTTGTAGTAGCAGATTGTAGAATTGTCAATGCTTGGTTAGAAACAACAGCCCAGTTACCAGCACCACGACGTGTACGTTGAGCAATCAAGTTGCTTACGCGGTTGATCTGGATAGCTAGAGCGGCGTGCTCGTCACCAACGAATGTAGCTGTACCAGAAACCATAGATTGGTCATATGTTTGTTCAACATTTGCCAAACCACGTAGGCTAGCTAGAATCTCTTGGTCGATTTCAGCAGTAATTTCTTGTGCTAGAGCGGCCATGATTTCTGCTTCAATGTCAATACCTTGTTGGGCTTGTGCATCTTGAGCAGCTTCAAAAGTCCAACGAGCGCTTAGTTTACGAGACTTAGCTTCGACTGGGCTCTTCAAGATCTGGATGCTCATACGCTTACCAGGTGTACCTTCCATTGCGGCTGTTGTGTTAGCCTTTGGAGAAGAATCAACGTTGTTACCAGAGTAAGCAGCAGCAATCTTGAATGGGCTTAGGGCTTCTTCACCTGCTGATACATTGTCGCCGGAATCAGCGTAACGTACACGTAGAGTATGGATTTGTCCAACTGGACCGGTCATTGGCTGAACGCCGATGATTTCATTAGCAATAACTGTCGGCATAACACGACGAATTACTGGAAGAATAACACGGTTTAGTGTAGCTACGTTACCAGCAGATGTAGCACCTGCGGTTGCGCTCTCAGCCAAACTACGACGTGTATTTTCTAAGCATACGCTCATAGAAGCACGACGATTACCTTGTAGGCCTTCAAGCAGAGCTTCTTTGGTCTCTGACCATCTTTCATTTAATAATTGTGACATTTTAATTGTCTCCTTGAATATAAATTATTTTAAACCCGCTAATTTGCGGATATCTAAAATGTTATCTAAGCCTACCTCAGGCTTGCTTTCACGATTTCCAGTGACTTCAGAACTCTCGTTTAATGCCTTTTTAGGAGCAGGTTTTCTAGAGCCTTCCATAACTGCTGGTAGGTACTTGTCGAACGCTTCATTAAGTTTTACAGTGTTTACAGACTCTAGTAATTCTTTCATGATCGCTCTTTTGCTAGCGTCCAACGGACCTAGTAACTCACCCATAACAGCTTTTCTTTCCATCAAGTCTCTTTGAATGCGTAGTTCACGCTCTCTAGATTCTACGATAGAAGTCTTTTCTGCTACTGTTTGTTTTGCTTCAGATAATTCTTGATCTTTCTTAGCAATGATCTTTAACAATTTACTTGTTTCAGATTTCTCATTTAGATAAGAACTTGAATATTCTTGTGCAAATGCTTCATAAATTTTGCGACCAAAATTATTAGTACGAGCACTGTCGATATCTTCTTTCAATTGACTGATTTCAGATGTCAACTTACGAGTGACTACGTTTTCAACAACTTTAGCACTTTGGCTAATGAAGCGGTTTTTAATATCTTCAAACTTGCTCTTAGCTTCACGGACTAACTTAACTTTTGTTTCAGCTAGGTCACGCTTGTCTACAGCAAATTCACCGATCTCTTTAGCTAAAGCATGTACCACAAAGTGCTCTAACTTGCTGAAATTCTCAGAAACTTTCTTACGATCGTTTTGGAATTCAACTAACTCTTTGCCTAATTGATTAATAACAAAACCTTCTAGTTTAGTAGCATCTTCAGCAATACGTTGTTGGTATGCTACTTTTGCTTCGGCTAGTGCTTTTTTGTCATTGTGCAATTCGGCCATCTCTACGGCCAATCTGTCGCTTAACATCTTGTCGATTGCTTCAACCATAACAGTCTTATCATGACTATATTTTTGTGCAAACTCTTCACGAAGTTCTGCGGTGATTTGGTCGCGATTCTCTTGAATTTTCTCTGCAAAGGCAGATTCAATGACTGACTTAACGTCTTCTGTCATTACTCCTGACTCTACTAATTGTTTGAATGCGTCCAACATTGTTTTCTCCTCGGGCTTATTTTAGACCTTTAATAATTTGAAGAAGTGATTCCTTCAAATATTTCTGGGCCTTTGGATCTTCTTTTACTTCTTGTGCTACTGTGAATGCACGATGACCACCACGTATGTTCATGAGATGTTCATAAACAGGTGTTGGATACGCGCCAGGAGCACTGGGTTGAGCAACTACGTCTACAGTAATAATCTCAAAATCGGATACATGGCCGTTCATGTCGTTAACGTTGCCGCTACCACGAGAACTAACACCAAGTTTTACACCACTTTCAAGCATTGTGCGTACTAAGTTACCCATCGGTGTTGGCAAAATTTTCATCTTGCCATAACCATTAGGACCTTCCATCCACATTTGAGTAATCATATGTGATACACGGTCCAAATTTACTTTTAGATCATCTGGATGATCTACTTCACCTAATACAGAATAACCATTTTGTAATTGATCATTCAGTGTTTTCACAGCACGTTCAATTTCATCTACAGGGTAGACTCGTTGATTAGCATTGCGAATACCACCTTGGATAGCAATACCTTTTAAGTAAAGGCTCTTGCCATCCTTGTCATCCGACTCCATGACAATGCCGGATTGATCAAAACTTAGGTGTTCTCTTAGATAAGATACTTTCATCCTAGTGCTCTAATTATAGATGTTTCAAGAAAGGCTTGTCGCTGCTGACACTAGTTTGGCCAGCTTTGTCGCCTGAACCGGATCCAACTGGTCCAGCAGTCTTGTTGTTACCTGGGTAACCAGAACCTTGCTTGCTTAGAGCGGCTCCATCTTTCATACTTGATTTAGAACTGCTAGAGATGTTCTTTTCAACACCTTTAGTGAATTCACCTTTAACACTACCAGCTAAACTGCTAGGATCTGTTTTTGCATTTGGTGATGTACCAGTGTTGGAACCAACGCTGCCGTCTTTGCTAGAAATTGGACGAGCGCCGCTTGTTGGCTTTGTTCTGTCTGCATTAGCATTGATTGCGCTCTTGGTATTTGTACCGCCTGGCATTTTTTCACCAGTGTTAGCACCGGCAATACCGCCTTCGGCAGCACCTTTTTTCTCAGCACCGTGACCATCTTTAACCATCTCACGATATTCACGAGTGATACGACGACCTTCGTGCATTCCCATCATCATACTTTCGTCTTCATCATTGGAAGGCATATCCATTTTTGGTTTGTCGCTATCTCCGCCGAAGCTCATTTCATCTCCGCCCATGCCTTTAGATTGCTCTAATTCAGCAAACGCAGCTTCTAATTCAGCAATTGCGGTTTTGATATCCATAATTGCAGCTTCTTCACCTGCAGGCTCTTCGTCATCCATATCACCAACTTCTTGACCTAATTTACCTGTAGCGTCATCGTCGGTTGTATCAAAACTATCATGACCTTCGTCATCAGCTTCCATACTGTAGGAATCTTCTAAATCCATATTTTCTTCAACGGATTCTTCTTGATCTTCTTCTGCTTCTTCAACGGACTCGTCTTGTTCGTTGTCAGAGGCTTCTTCAACATCTTCTTCTGCTGCTTCTTCAGCGATTAAATTTTCATAGATATCTCTAGATTTTTCAACAACGATTTCGTGGAAAAGTTCATTGGCTTTATCCATTTCTTCATTGACTAAAAGATCTAAAAGTTGTTCAAATTTTGTAGACATAACTTATTTTTCTCCTTAATTGGTAGCGGCAAGGCTGTGTAGCTGTATTTACAGCGGTCGCATAATACTTATGTAATATAGGCCTAAAACGAGTCGTTTCTGACCTAAGACGCAGATTTTTGATCTGGAATGATACAATTTTGTTAAAAATATTTATATTTTAACAAAAAAAATTAAAGTATATGTTATTAGACTGCCGCTTCGGGCGGTGGCATAGCATACATTTTTCTAACTAATCCTAACTCTTCTTTCTTTTCTACTTCGTGAGCATCACTGGCTTTACGTAAATCATTTAACATTTTTAATGTTAAACGAGTCTTACGTAGATCACTTTGACGTAAAACAGTGGTATCATTTTGGCTTAGATATCTATTGTCGTCTTGAGGATCGGCATGATTTTTGTCGAAATATATAAATTCTCTTAGTAACATAGAGTTATTTATTCATTTATGCCGGTGCAGCAGGAGCTGCTCCCGGTGCAGGTTCTGCTCCACCTGCTGGCATTTCTTCACCGCCCGGTGCTGGAGGTGGAGCAGCACCGGCACTTAAACTACCGATGTCACTAGACATTCCATTAGCAGTAATACCTGCATTACGTAATTCGGCATTAGCACTAAGATCCATATCTTCATCAACATTCTCTTCGCGCCACATTGTTTCGTTTTCTGCAATTTCTTCTGCACTTAATCCTAAGAATCGTTTCATTGCAAATCTCTTGCTTAAAAAAGGAACAGCAACCATGGTAGCAAATGTGTTAACACGGGCTGTATCCATTTCGCTTTGACGATAACTGGCAAAATTTTGTGGAGGATTGAACTTAACATCAAAAATATTACTATCAATGTTAATTCCTTTATTGTGTAGATACAATTTAAATTCTGTATCAAATGTTCCACTCATTAAGGATTGTAGTCGTTCGCAGTATTTGTTGAATCGGAGCTCTTGTATATAGGCTGTCCCAACTCGTCCGTCATTGAAGCTGCTTCCGCCATCATCTGCACCGGTAGGTAGATAACTGCTAGGAATCCGCAAAGCTCTAAACAACTTATTAGTAAAGTATTTAAGGTCATCAATTTCTCCTAGATTTGTGCCGCCTGGTAGTAGATCAACTTTACTACCGCGCCCTTCTGCTGTTTGTGGAAAGAAATAATCTTCATTAACACTTAACGGATTATAACCAGCATCAATAACACTTTGGCTTCCACCAGTTACACTAGGAATACGTCTTTGATTTACTTCATTTTTAACACGCTCAACAAAACCCATGGCTAAATGACTAGGCATATTCCCTACATCAATATAAAATACACGACGTTCTGGAGCACGTTGCACACGATAGATAATAATAGCATCTTCTAAAAGTTCTTTTTGTTTGAATACTTTGAAGATACTTTCCATCAAACTATTTCCAAATGGATAATTATTATCTAACCCTTCACTCATAGAAATATGAATTACGTGACGTGCATCAATGGCATATTGATTTTGATTTTCACTAAATCTACCACCAGCACCGCTGGTAGGAAAACTTCCTACCATACCACGACTACCGCCTGCTCCACCTGTACCAGATCCATACGCTCCACCAAAACTACTACCACCACCTTGCAAATTGCTAGGATTGATAGCAGTAGTTGCTAGTGTTTCTAAATTTGGATTCCAATCACGAATCATGTATTGCTCGGGCTTTTTACCTTCGCTTTCATTGACAATAATTTTATCTACTTTAGCTGGATCAACATACATCCAAGCCTGTGTTTCTGGATCTCTAACAAAGAAAACATCTCCGTATTTGAAACTGTTACGCACAATTTTAAAAATTCGAGTATCAAATTTATTGAGTTTGGTCCACTGTTGTAGATACTTTTTAATAATTTTAACTTCAGTACTAGTAGCTTTTTCGTTGAAGAAAATCTCAAATGGTGTTTTATTTTCTTCGTTAGTTTGACTACAAAACTCTGCTAAAATGTCTAGGGCAGCATTAACTTCGCTGTCGCTGTCCATAGTATCATATTGTCCGTAACGCTCTAAACGATTAGGGTGACCGGCATAGACATCGGGCAAATAGCTAGAATAGTTAGTTCGACTGGGATTGTTTCCAGTACTCATACTGCCGCTAATTGTGCTTAGTTTACCTGTTGTGTTTACAGGAGTAAAATACTTTTTCCATCCGGCCATCTTGAATTCCTAGTTTGGGTATGCTTATACCGTTGCAAATAAATTACCGCCCAATTCTTTAGTAGCATTATAATTACGTTGGGTATAATCCGTGTTCTGTTTCATAACCGCTAATAACTGTGCAGTAAGACTATTTAACCGTTGTATGCCTTCTGCAACGCCGTTCTGACCTGTAATCTGTGCCATTTGACTAGGTGTTACCACAGATTCTCCAGCTTGTACATTTAGAGTAGCATCTTCCTTTTCCCACCAACTTCCTGTCATTCCTAATGTGCCAGAATGTCTTGTACTCATTAGAGAATTTTTTTGTTTAGTTGCCCAATCTTTAAATTCACCACTTGGTGTAATACCTATCAATCTTACTATAGTTTCAATTAACGCAGATCGTTGTTTATCAAGTTCTTCTTCTTGTTTACTAACATCTTTTCCTGCTGTTTTTCTGGCATTAATTTCATCGGTTAATCTAGTTAATGCTTCCATTCCATAATTAACCTCTCTTTCAGATTTTCTTTTTGTAGGTTCTTCTGAAAATGGTCTGCCCATACCTCCTGGAAGATTCCAAACAGCAAGATTTAATCTATCTTCCAAAAAATCTAACATTTTGATCATGTAAGGTTTTAAATATTCAACAAAGTTATCAAACATCTTTAATAAAGGAGCTTTCACGCTTAACCAAAGATCGTCCATTACATTACCCACTCTGTTCCAAAGATCTGCTGGATCCTTTGCGTCACCTAAGTATTTGAAAGTATTTTTTGCCCAGTCGATAACCTTATTAATAGCAGGTATTAGGTATGTGTCCATTAATGAAGCTAGTTTATGTATTGGGCCGTCGGGTTTTCTAGTAAGATACTCTACAGCATTGCTTAATCCATTTAATAAAAGATTGGATAATTTTTCTAATACAGGTGCAAACGGTTCTATTAATTTTAAAAATTTGTCACCGAGGGCAGCACCAAACATTTTTATTTGTAATTCAGCTTTAGCTAATGATGCTGCATTTCCTTCATATTGATTTTTTTGTTTTTTTGCAATATCATCAGCAGTTTGTATATTTTTATTATTAGCAGTTTTAGATAGTTCTGAAATCACGTTTATTGCACCAGCAAACTGCATTACACCTAAAGTTCCTTCTCCAAACGTTTTTCCAAATTCAATTCTGCCATCAGCTAAAGTATTTCGCAGTTTTATTAATGATTCTACGGATTCTTTACTGCCCACTTTAAAATTTAATGCAGACTGAAGAGCAATTTGACTCGCATCAATGAGTTTATAATTTGTCTGTATCAAAGCATCTCCCATGGCGGCGGTAGTTGCTCCCAGATTTTTTCCATTACTCATTAAGACTTGGGCCACGAAATCTCTAGCACCTTTGCCGCCTGCTTCAAGAGCTGCTGTTAATTGTACCTGCGCCGCTGCTAGTTGATCAGGCTTTAAATTTGATAAGAATCTTTTTAAATTTTCATCGGCTGCTGCTTCTTTCATTTGTTGTTCTAAAATTTGTCTGTTCTCTCCAGTGAGTTTAGCAAACGAATCAAGTTCAACTACTAATCCAGCAACTCCTTTAGCAGTTTGTTCAGTAGTTTGAGTTTGTAGTTTACCTAAATTACCTTGCATACGCATATATAACCCAATATAATCGCCTGCATCTTCTGCTGTTAATCCTAACCCTAATATTTGTTTTGATAGTTTACCGTCAGTAAACAATTTATTCTGGACTTCTGTAAATTTTCTAATACCAGCATCTACTCCGCCGACTGCTGTGGCAAAAATATCACTATTTGCTTTAACAACTTTACCAAATTCTGCTAATGACATATACGCTTGAAATGCCATTGAACGCATTTGATATAAACTACCGCTAAAGTCAGCGCCAGCTTTTGTAATTTCTTGGTATGATTTTAGCAAACTTTCTTGATATCTGATAAGCTCTGCAAATAGGCCCATTACTGTGCCAATAAAGAATGGTAAATCTTTAAAAGAATCGTATAAATCACTAAGTGTAGCTGTACCGTTAGCTGCTGCTTTGGCAAAATTAAAAAGATTTTTTGCAGTATCAACTAGTCCGCCTACTACTTTTCCTAATATATTACCTAACACTCCAAAAACAGTACCAACTGCGCTAGCAGCACCTTGAAGTACACCAAATGCTACAGACGCGGCGCCGCCTAGTCCACTACTGCCACCCCCGCCACTACTGCCACCCCCGCCACTACTGCCACCCCCGCCTCCACCGGTTCCTGCTCTACTGATTATATTCTGAAGTTTAATCAGATTGACATTCATGGCCTGTGCTGTTGCCAATAAGTCTGCTAGTGTTGCTTCTGTTGCGCCAGTCATAGTTTAAAAATCATCATTAAGTACATAGATAAATAGAATATTCATATATAGTTTATTTATCGGAGATAAAACCATGCAAGTACAACCAGTCAAATCTAAAAACAACCCTTTAGCTAGCTTTATGCGCCAACCTAAGGTATACATATCTTTACCTAGTAGAGGAGATTTTTGGCCAAAAGGTAGCATTGATATTCCAGAAACTGGAGAACTTCCAGTTTTTTCAATGACAGCACGTGATGAGTTATTATTTAAAACACCCGATGCATTAATGAATGGACAAGCAGTAGTCGATGTTATTCAAAGTTGCATACCAAATATTAAGAATGCTTGGGCAACACCTACCATTGATCTCGATACTATATTAATTGCTATTAGATTAGCCACGTATGGTGAGAAGATGCCGTTTAAACATAAGATTCCTGTAATTGATGAAGAAGTCACTTATGAGATCGATTTAAGAATGTTGTTAGATCAACAACAAGGTAATTATTGGATTGATCAAGTTGTTATTGATCCAGAGTTTATTATTTGTGTTAAACCGCTAACCTACAAACATATGACACAGACCAGTATCAAAAGTTTTGAAACTACTAGAATACTCAGTATGGTCAATGATGAGAATATCACAGACGAAAAGAAATTAGAAATGTTCAATGCTAGTTTTAATAATCTTACCAAAGTTACCGTAGAACTAATGTCCGAAAGTGTTTATAAAATTATCACCAGTGACACCGAAGTTACTGATGCTCGATTTATTTTAGAGTTTGTTAATAATGCCGACAAAGAAATATTTGATAAAGTTCAAAAACATTTAACTGAAATTAAAAAGAACAACGATCTTAAACCTTTGGTATTCAATTCTACAGAAGAGCAGCAAGAATTAGGTGCTCCTGCAACCTACACAGTACCTATTAATTTTAACGATTCTGATTTTTTCGCATGAGGCTTTTGACTATGTCCATGGATGAAATCCAGGATGAAGTTAAATCATTAGACAACGAGTCAAAAGCCTTAATCAAAGAACTTTATAAGATGGCTTGGTTTATGCGAGGTGCTCTAAGCATAGAGCAAGCATACATGATGTGTATTGATGACAGAATGATTATATCAGATATAATCAATGAGAATTTAGAAACTACTAAAGAATCTGGATTACCGTTCTTTTGATTTTTATATTCCGGCTCTTGTTAGCTTCTGTTGCATTATCTGCATCTGAGATTTCAACTGTGCAACTTCATCATCATTATCAACAGCGCCATTAGCACCTGGAGCAGCAGGCGCAGCACCACCTATTGCGGTAGCGCCGGCTTCTTTGCCTTGACTGAATGCACGGCCAATTCCAGATGGGATACCGGCTACTGCACCAGCACTCCGTACAACGCCACCAATACCTTGTGCAATTCTCTGACTTAAAGATGGTCTAGATGTATTTGCATTAGGTGTTGCTGTAGTAGCGGTAGTTGCTGCAGGAGTTGTTGTTGCTGTAGTAGCAGTAGTTGCTGTAGGTGTTGTTGCATTAGGGCTAGCAGCTAAAGTACCTAATGTAGTCGGTTGTGGATTTGTTGTAGCTTGAGGAAGACCTGTACTAAGGTTAGGAACACCACCTACAGTTGGACTTGCAGAATTAGGTGTTGCTCCACTAGCAGCCGCTTGCATTGATGCTTGTTGGGCAGCAGTTCTTGGTCCTGCTTCGTTAATTGATTTTAACAACTGTGCGATCTTCATATTCTATTCCTTAAAGGATATTTTATTTATATATTAAAGTGAACTACGTTCACTTGCTTCTTCACTAGCGTTCGAAGCAAATTTATTTATATAATAATGTGTTCATCGTTAACGATGTTAATATTATCTAGATTAATCGGTCACACTTAGCCCAGACTAGGGCTAAGAAAAAAACTGGGCATTATCTGAGTAGCACAGTCACACAGCGTTAGAACTACAAGCATTTCTGCTAGCACAGGCGGTTGACCGATACCTGCTCATTCTGTCTTATTTCAACGGCGGCTTACAAATATACGCTATCAGATTTGTAAAGCGTGGAGTTTATGTTTGTTACTCCATCCTTGGGCCTTACTTTTAACTCTATTCAAACAATCAAACCGCAGGCATTTTGCGATCGTGGTCCTGTTAAGGATACTGATTGAGTACTCTTATCGGCAAGAGATTTCCCTCCCTGTGATCCACGATCCAGGTTTCCGGGCACCAGAAATTAGCAGGTGCGAGCTTTATACCGATTAACTGAGCCTAAGGTTTTTTAATTATGTGAGAGCCATGGACACGGACAGATATATGTCCGTTATAATATTCTTGTGATTCTAATACTTTGCGGTCGAATTGTTCACGGGCCTCAATGTACGATGTTTCTGATTTGCTTTTACAATAGTGTAGTATCTCGCGGGTAAAGTTGTCTATACCTATCTTTGCGATATCTGCGGTTAATTCTACACTGGAGCCATAATATGTTTGCCAGTCGGATTCGATCTTACCACGAATCTTTTTTTTCTTTTTTGTGCCGTTCTTTAACTTTACAGTCTTGTAGGTCGTTTTACTAAACTTTGCTAATTTTTTGCCAATATACTTCCGCCCAGAGACAATGTTGGTAATGAGATAAACAAAACCAACACAGTCTTCAGGTAGTTCTTCAACGATTGAACCTTGATAAGTCCAAGTCATTGATTATTTTGCTGCCTTAGCTTCCTTGCGAGCATTTTTCTCAGCAGTGATTTCATTGCGACGTGCTTTAACAGCTTTGGCTAATTCACCTAATGCTTTACGAGCACGAGTTCCTGCAGCAGCATTACCTGCTTCAAATTTTGTGTCTTCTGCTAGGAATGCTTCCATTTGATCTTTAATTTGTTGTGTTGATGTCATTTCTTATTTTCCTTGGTCTTCCTGCTTTTAAAGGATTTGCTTTTCTGTAAGCTCTTTCTTCTCTCTTCTTTTCTAACGTATCTTTGGTATCTTGCCTGCGGGCATTATACAATTCTATGCTAGATCTATGTAATTGTTTTTCTACACTGATGATTTTTTTTATGCAGCCTCTGAATCGTCTCCCTGCTTCGGGATCTTTCTTCTTCATACAAGCATAGTGATAGTTATGCAGATCCACAATGAGGCTTAACAATTCTGAATACAAAGCATTATGTTTATCCAGTGCGTCATTCAACATAGTCTACATCATTTGAATAACTGGTAAAACCATTTTCTTTGATAACTCTAAGAACATTGTTTACCCTGCCCACTAACTCATCCTTATGTGATATCAAGTATATATTCTTATTGCGTTCTCTGGCCATCTTTTTTAAGACCGCTAGGGCACTTTCTACACCAGCACTATCCATTCCGGCATCTACAAGTTCGTCAATAAACAATAAATTAATGCTTTGATACAATCCTTCCCAAACATCTCGGAAAGCAAAACTCATACTTAGAATTAATCGATTGCGCTCACCTCTACTTAGATTATCAAAATCTAAATCTTGCCCTAGCTGGGTAATCTCAACACTGAGATCATTTTGAAAAATAACACGATGCGGCAATCCAAGTTTATCAATATAATATCCCAAACGTTTGTTTAGATAACTCAAATTTTGATCAATGATCTTTTTACGGATGAAACTGTCTTTGTTGGTTAATAGTTTGTGTAAAAATTCTTGATGATCTTTGAGTTTAGTTAATTCATTAATTCCAACCCAATTAATTTCTTGAATTGCGGTCTTCTTTAATTCTTCTATTTGTTCTTCGTAGGGGTTTAATTCATCTGCTCGAGTAGTTAAACTTTTTTCAAGACTATCTAAATTATTTTTATGCCCTAATGCTTCTGCTTCTGTATCATAAAATGTATTAGGTCTCAACGGCATATCACCATCACCTATTTCATCTACAATCTTTTCTAAGTCTTGAGATACTTTATCAAAATATTTCATTGCTTCACTTAGATGTTGTGTAGCAGCATTGGTCATTTCTTCATGTTTATGATCGTGAAGTTCCTGTTCACACGCATGACACGTTTTATTTGCCAAACTTTTTAATTCTGTTTCATACTTTTTAACTGCTTTTTCAGCTTGACCAAGGGCAGAATTCAAAGTTGCTTGTTGTTTATTCAGCCCTTGTATCTTTGTATTGTATTCATTCCATAATTTAAGTTGAGCATGTGCCGCTAACTCTGCTTCAATATCCACAGTTTCGAGTCGCATCATAGCCCTGCCGATATTTTCTATATCTGAAGTCTTCTTTGTTTCCCAGGCACTGCTCTTAATACCCAAACTGTCAATGCTTTTTTGTACATTTTCGTTGGCAGCTTTAATGCCTTCTATCTTAAATGTTTCTTGTTGAATACTATCTTTAGTTTCTTTGACTAGTAATTTAAGAGATTCGGCTTTTTCACTGAGTAGGGTAATTCCTAGCAATTGTTCAATAACTTCTCGCTGTTCTGCAGCCTTCATTGACAAAAACGGCTCTGTATAGGTGTTTAACGCAACTAAATGCTTGAACATTGTATGGCTCATTTCCAACATCTGCTCAATGGCCTTCTGTGTTTCTCTACTATCACCCTGGCTATCGTCTTCGGATTCTTCGGTTTTTAACTGGTTATCATTGACAAATAGCTTGAGTACATTAGGCTTCCTTCCTCGTTCAATGCGGTATTTTACGCCGTTTTTTTCAAATTCAACAGTAACTAACATAGCTTTACTGTTAGTCTTATTGATTAAATTTTCTTTCTTAATGTTTGTTAATGCTTGCCCGTACAATGCATAAGATAGTGCATTAACAATGGTAGTTTTACCTGTGCCGTTGCGTGATCCAGTATCATCCCCACCTAGATCAAGGTTAGATCCTAGCACTAATGTTAATGCTTGTTTGTCAAAGTCCACTGCCTGAGTCTGGTTACCCACACTCATAAAGTTTTTTACTGTAAGATTCTTTAATTTAAACATCAGAGGTTATTATAAATTTCTAATAAGGTTGTTTTGTCAAACTGCTCGCTATCAATATTAATCAATTGTTCAGTGACAATTTGATCAACACTTTCAAATGTTGCGTCTGGATTATCGTCAATTGTACCATCCATATTAGTTTTATCTTGTATAAGACTAATTTCGCGAATATCATAATCGCGAATAAATGTTTCTTTGATAAAGTTTGCCTCTTCGTAGCTAATATCAATATCAAGATTCACTTTGATGTGCATCTTAGATTTCATTATAGTATCCGCATTGTCTATTAGGTTACTAAGTTTAACGGTTCTGTACTTAGGGCAGTCGGACCAATTAATGAATTGTGGTTCTCCACCCCATTCTAAAGTCATCATTCCTCGATCATCATCACCTGTATCTGCAAAGTTATGTGGAAACGCATTACCAATGTACCAAATATTACCACTATTTTGTCTTTTATGGAAATGACCACTGAATACATAGTCTGGACCTTTAAGTGAACTTGCATCAAGTTCACCGTGATCAGGCATTTGTACCATGGCGTTCATATAAAACAATGGTAATTCAAAGTGACCAAAAACATATTTGCTTTTAATAGATTTCATTGTCCGCCACTCATCACCTACTAACCAAGGTACAAGAGTGACATCATCCCGGGTCATAATACTATCTACGACAGTGACGCCTGGAACGTGCCGACCAAAAGCACTCGAATGAATGTCACGCTTGTCTTTATAGAACAGATCGTGGTTACCTGGGAACCAAAAGAACTGTTCAAATGCTGCGCCTAGTTTTTCAAGGCAGCGCAAACTGCTATCTAATGTGAATAAGTTTAGACTGTTACGGTTGTGAGACCAATCGCCAAGGAATATGCAAGTTTCACACCCTTGCTCCTTGGCGTTGGCAATAAACCAATCTACAAATTCTTCACAATCTCTTAAATGTGTTGCCGAATTAGATTTTAGTCCAAAATGTATATCAGTAAAACACGCTACCTTTTTAAACAACGCCATTAATAATTCTCCTAATAACGAGTTTAGCAGGTATAATAATTAATGTCAAGGTTCTTTCTCTTCAATATCGCCATCTTCTTCTTCGGGATATTCCTCGCTCTTGGGCATACGCATATTTTTATATAGTTCTGCCTGTCTAGCAGTTTCCTCTGCATACCCTTGTGAATTCTGTCGAGTTGAACTTGGTGTTAGTCCGGCTTCTTCTAATAAGTCATCTCGGATATTTTGACTTTTCTTTTCAATGTTTAGGATCCTAGTAAAGCTATTAGTCACCGCAGCGGTATAATAGGCAAACGGATTTTCACTTTTACTCTCATCAAATTGCAATCCAATCTGACTTAATTGTAAGATTGCTTGCCCCTTCATTTCATCGACATAGGTATATCCACGCCAATTTGATCTCTGTGCATATCTTTCACTAAGTTTGATATACATCTTACCTAGATTTTCTGTAATACGTCCATGATCTTTACTAAAGTGGCCAGTATCCAATGGACCCTTCCAATGACTTTTCCCCACACAAATTAGTTCATCTTCGTCATTAAATTTCCAATGTTGAAATGGTGGAAAATTTACTTTGTCATGTGAATCTGCTGTGGTTTTTGTAGTTTTCTTACGACCTGGTGCTAATGGTATATGGTCAAATGTCATAATACGTATGACCACATCTGTTTTTGCAATAGTTTTATAGTCCGGAGTTACTTCTGCTAGTTTGGTTTTCTTGTCTCCACTATTTCTAGCAATAGCGAATGCAATTAATCCTAATCGTTTTGCTCTAGCACGTTTAGCATCTGCTATGGTACGTATATTGATTTTATCAATACTTGAAAGAATTATGTCTTGTTGTTTGTATTCTGGACTGGTAAAACTTGAAAAGCTGCATTTGCTTTGATGTATTTCTGCTAGTAAATCTCTATTGTTTAGATATTTTACTTTTCTTATGGTTGGTATAAGGCTCATGTTTTTATTGTTATTCCTTATGTTAAGTATAGCATCAATTTTTTGGTTGTCAACCATTGATATTATATTAGCACTTTATTTATTGGTTAAATATAGTATAAAGGAGCTATTATGGATATTATAGGAGCAGCAAGTTCGTTCGTCAAAAGTTCACCCACACTATCTGGTATCAGTGATCAGCTCACTGCGTTAGGTGGAGCAAAGCGAGCAGCTCAGGATTTTTTTGGGGGAAAACAACCTTCATTACCCGGAGCGTCAGTGACTGGTAATATGACCATGGAACAAGATCTTAGAGTAAGAATTAAAGTTCCAAATGATTATCTCCAAGCACTTACCTATATGAATTGGAAAAATTCAGGAATAATTTTTCCCTATACTCCACAGATATCATTAGAACATAAAGCTGATTATGCTCCTGCTAATCCGACACACAGTAATTACACTCTAAATTTTTATAAAAATAGTTCAGTAACTGCTATTAGTATCTCGGGAAAGTTTACGGTACAGAATGACACTGATGCTTACAATTATCTTTCTACAGTACATTTATTGAGATCATTGACAAAGATGAATTTTGGAAAAGATGCAGACGCTCTACGAGGCGCACCACCACCAGTATGCCGATTAATGGCCTATGGTGATTATATGTTAGATAATGTTCCTGTAGCAATTTCTAGTTTTAAATCAGAATTTCCAGAAAATGTTGATTATTTTTCAGTATCTGGTACCCAGTACGGTGCTGCACGAGTTCCTATTTCTTCTACCATTACTGTAGTTTGCATACCAATGTATAGCAGACAAGAAATTTTAAATTCATCTGTGACAGGTTGGTTAGATGGAACCGCAAGTAGAAAACAAGGATATCTATAATGTCAATGTACGGAACTAGTAGCCCCTATTATACCACTAATCTCTCTGGTGGATATCTAGATGTAATGGCAACAAGATATATTCCTCCTAAAACTGATGACTTATTATTTGAAGTACCTAATACCTATGAACATCGTCCAGACTTATTAGCCTATGATCTATATAAGGACGTCAACCTATGGTGGGTATTTGCAGTTAGAAATCCTAATATAATTAAAGATCCAGTATATGATTTAGTTGCTGGTATTAAAATATATATACCCCAACTGACTACAATTAATTCTGCATTAGGAATGTAATATGGCAACAAGCTCAAATATTACTGTTAAAAAATCTACCAATAATATGGCGCCTGCTACCGCCGGTAAAAACATATCGGGTTTGAATGCTCCTAAATTACAAACTGGAACTGGACCAACACAAATTCCAAGCGGCGCGAATATTACTGTTTTAAGTTCAGACAACCCTACGCTTGACTTAGTAACTATCTCTGGCAAACTACGAAATAGAAATAGAGCAATAGAAAAAAATGTTTTAAATAATTATCGATCTTTAACTCACAATTTCACTATAGCAGCATTGTCAATAGACGAAGTAAATAATCCTGATAGTTATCGAAACGGAAATTTAACTCGAGTTATATTAAAATCTGGAGGCAAGGGATCGGAAGCAATTAAAAGTACCGATGATTTAACTAAAAAGTTTAACGAAAAGAGTCCTGGTAGATTTGATATGTTTATTGACAATGTTGAAATTGAAAGTTACATGGCATTTACAAAACATAGCAGTGTTAGTTTAACATCATCATTAAGATTTGATATTTTTGAACCATATAGTATTAGTGGATTTATTGAAGCTATACAAGTTGCCGCAGTATCGGCCGGATATCCTGCCTACACAAATGCTAGTTTTGTATTGAAGATGGATTTTTTAGGATATCCGGATAATGTTTCAATAGAAGACTCAAAACCTATTTCAATTCCTGACAGTTCTAGATATTTTGTATTTTGCTTTAATAATGTATCTGTAGATGTTACTGAGCAAGGTACAAGATATAGATGTGCAGCAAGGCCTTGGAATCAAACAGGATTTGGAGAACCTAACAAATTAAAGAAACCTATCAAGATTGCGGGAAAAACTGTAAAAGAGATTTTAACGAATTTTAAAGACTCACTAAACGAACAGCTAAAAGATGAACAAAAAGAATCTACTATTGAAGATACTACCGATGTTGAACCAGACGAGTATGATATAGTATTTTCAAAATCAAAAAGTAGTGATGTTATAGCTAATTCTGAGATCAGTGAATTTCAAAAAGGTAATGAGAATTATGAGTTTGTTGAAGCTCAAGATACAACAGGGTATAATGGTTGGCAAGTCAAAAAAATTGCTGAGAATAAAGCAGCAGGTAAAACTCAGTTTACAGAGCAGGAACTAGCACTAATTAAAAAAGATGCAGCAAAGAACGGCGTCAAGAACCCTATCATTACCTTCCACACAACTCTTCCTAATTCTTCAAAACCCACAGTAAATTTTAGAGAAAGTCAAGCCATACATGAATGCATAGCGGCTATTATTCGAGATAGTGAATTTGGTAAAGCTATTGTAAAAAATATAGATGTAGATGGTACTCCTGGAGAAATTGATGACTATGGTTTTATAAATTATTTTTTAATAAACATAGAAATGACTAATCTAGGAGGCATTAATAAAATAACTAGAAAACCTCGTCAAAAATATACCTATGTAATTTCTCCATATAAGGTACATTATACAAATATTCCTAATTATGCAGGACAGATTGTTGATGCAAATCTATTAATAGATCGTGTTATCTTGAGAGAATATAATTATATCTATACTGGAAAAAATATAGATGTTTTAAGTTTTAAAATTAACTTCAATAATTTATTCTTTGAAGCAGCACCATATGCAATGGGAAATAGTAATAATAATCGCGGAGATAATAGTCTTCAACCGGATAATTTACCATCCCCTAAAATAAACAAATGGGCAGACTCGGCTGCAACGGCTACTAAAGAAGGTATAGTTCCAACTGCTACAAGAATAGTAACAGCTGAGTCTGGGAATATAAACAGAGATGGCGGAACCGGTAATGTTATAGATTATGATCCTTTTACTGCAATGTCTAAAAATATGCATGAAGCTATTATTAATTCTCCAGTTGGTATGGTAAAAGGCGAAATAGAAATATTAGGTGATCCATTCTTTTTGGTCACAGGAGGCATAGGTAACTATAATCCTGACATAGAAAAACTTGGTAAAACTGTCAATGGTGAATCTGCCTATAATACTGGTGAAGTTTATGTAAGTGTAAATTTTAGAAACCCTATAGATATTTCTAAATTTGAAAAAGGTGGGCAATTATATTTTAGCGAAGAAAATGTTCAATATAGCGGAGTATATAAATTAAATAAAGTAACTAGTAATTTTAGAAATGGTCTGTTTACTCAACGATTAGAAATGTCAAGGCTTCCTGGACAAACACGCACCTTACCTGCTACTTCTCCAAAAGATACAATGACCACTGTACCTGATGCAAACAATCAATCTGAACTAGTAAACAACAAACTGACCAAAGGAACTCAACCTACTGCTGTACCTGATACTCCTGTTGAACAACCGGCAACTGTGGTAGGAGGTCCAATGATATTCACTACAGGTGCTCCTACAATCTTAACACCAACACAAGATCTTGTTCCAAAATATTAAATCCGGATCTGAACACTAGCTCAATCATTATCAACACTTTTTAAGATTAATATGTCCATTGAACAAAGAACAAAAGGTAAATTACCAACTCCGGGACCATATCTTGCAAAAATTACTAATCATTCAGACCCTACCTATATGGGGGGTCTAGAAGTAGTATTGATGCGAGGAATACCAAACAATAAATTATCCAAAGCTGATACTTATATTGTTAGATATCTTAATCCATTCTACGGAGTTACATCAAAAGATTTTGAAGGTAATAGTGCTGAAAAATTTGGAGATGTACAAAAAAGTTATGGAATGTGGATGATTCCACCAGATATTGGTACCACAGTCATGGTAATATTTGTAGACGGAGATCCCAATCAAGGATATTGGATGGGATGTGTACAAGATAGATATCAAAATAATATGCTTCCAGGAATTGCAGCAGACACAAACATTGCTTGGGATACTGGACAAAAAGACAAATATGATACTGATACATTACCTGTCGCAGAGTTGAATAAAAAAGCTCTAACTGGAAATAATCCTAATGTATCTACTATTAAAAAACCAGTACATCCGTTTGCTGACAAATTATTAGCACAAGGGTTATTAGCTGACAATGTAAGAGGTATAACATCTAGTTCAGCTAGACGAGAAGCACCTAGTAGTGTATTTGGTATTAGTACACCGGGACCCCTAGATATTAATGGTCCAAAAAGATTAATTGGGTATGTTGGGCCAACTTCAGCCGCACAAAAAAGTGTTCCAGTAAGTAGATTAGGTGGTAGTACATTTGTCATGGATGATGGTGATTCTAACGGAGATAACGAATTAGTTAGAATTCGTACTAGAACAGGTCATCAAATTTTACTACACAATAGTAATGATTTAATCTACATTGCTAACAGCAAAGGTACTGCTTGGATTGAATTGACCAGCAATGGCAAGATAGATATATATGCAGCAGATTCTGTAAGTATACATACTCAGGGTGACTTCAATGTATTAGCTGACAAGAATATTAATTTAGAAGCTGGTGGTAATATAAACATGAAATCTGGAACAGCAATGAACGTACAAGCTGTAGATGGTAAAATTTTATTTACTGGTACGTATGATCACAAAGTTACAGGCGATATTAAGTTTGCTTCATCATCTAATTTTAATATAAATTCTAATGGTAATAATAATTTTACTTCTTCAAAGAATACTAATATATTGAGTGGCGACTCGCATTTTGAAACTGCCGGCGAGATACACATGAATGGTCCAACAGCAGCTACAGCAGAAACCGCATCAGTTGATGTGTTGCCAACTAAATCATTGCCTAATACTGATATAACTAAACCGTGGAATGGCAAAAATAGATATAAAACTGATCCTATAAATACCATTGTATCCCGTGCTCCCACACATGAACCGTGGGCAGGTCACGAAGATTTAACAAATTAATCTGAGAACATTTATGCCTTATAAAAATATTGAAATTAATACTGCCAACACTGTATATAATCAGGCACCTCAACAAAGTCAATTTTACAAAGGATTTAGCACAGTCGGTGCCACAACTTATGGTAATCAGCTCTACGATTTAAATTTAATTAAACAAGATATATTAAATCATTTTAATACCAAAAAAGGTCAACGATTAATGAATCCAGATTTTGGTTGCATTATATGGGATTTATTAATGGAACCAATGACTGATCAGGTCAAAGAACTATTAGTAGATGATGTTACTAAAATTTGTAATTTTGATCCAAGAGTAGTACCTACTGAAATAACCTTAAATGAGTATCCCAGCGGATATGTTGTAGAACTAACAATACGACTTCGAGACACTGATCAATCATCTTCTATGAAAATGATCTTTGATCAGAAATTAGGGCTAAGTGTACAATAATATACGTACATTATTACTACAATAAATACGGTATAGAATAATAAAATTATGATTCCATCAACTAACAGCAAATTACTTGTATCCGAAGATTGGAAAAAAATATACCAATCTTTTAAAAACGCGGACTTCAAAAGTTACGATTTTGATACCTTACGTCGAACAATGATTCAATATCTTCAGGAAAATTATCCTGAAGATTTCAATGACTTTATTGAAAGCAGCGAGTACATTGCATTAATTGATTTAATTGCTTATCTTGGGCAAAACCTAAGTTTCCGAATTGATTTAAATGCTCGTGAAAACTTTTTAGAAACAGCTCAACGTCGTGATAGTATTCTACGTTTGGCACAGCTGATTAGCTATACCCCTAAAAGAAATTTACCAGCTAATGGTTTTTTAAAAGTAACGGCCATTTCTACATCAGATGCTGTAATAGATAGTAATGGTACAAATTTATCTAATATTCCTATTTTATGGAATGACCCTACAAATACAAATTGGTATCAACAATTTATTAGCATTATGAATTCTTCCATGTCGGGAAGTTTTTCATTTGGTAAACCTCATGATAGAAAAACCATTGATGGAATACTCACTGAACAATATCGAATTAATAGTTCTAATATAGATGTTCCCATATATACTTTTGCTAAAAGTATAAATGGCACCATAATGAATTTTGAAATTGTTCCGTCATCATTCTCTAATTCAACTTCTATATATGAAGAAGTTCCTAAACCAGGTACTACTTTTAGTTTTATATATAAAAATGATAATCAAGGCGCCGGAAGTGTAAACACAGGATTTTTCACACATTTTCGTCAAGGCTCATTAAGTGGTTCTGATTTTTTTATAGATTCTCCTGTGCCTAACGAAATTGTTGGAGTTAATACTAATAACATCAATAACAGTGATGTATGGTTATGGCAACTTGATGCTAATCGTAATTATACAAATCAATGGACAAGAGTATCTGATCTTATAGGCAATAATATTATCTATAATAGTATTTCTAATAATAGCAGAAATATATATAGTGTATCGTCTAGAGATAATGATCAAATTGATTTAAATTTTGCAGATGGTAGTTTTGGAAATTTACCTAAAGGACAATTTAGATTATTTTATAGACAAAGTAATGGTCTAACATATACCATTAAACCACAACAGATGAGTGGTATTGTTGTTGATATTCCATATAAAAACAAATTAGGTCAAAGTCATACATTAACAATGACTATGTCTTTGCAATATACTGTTAATAATAGTTCTGGTCCAGAATCTAATGCCAGTATACAAAGTAAGGCTCCTCAAGCATTCTATGTACAAAATAGAATGGTCACAGGTGAAGATTATAATATTGCACCATTAACTATGAGTAATGATATTCTCAAAGTTAAAAGTGTAAACAGAGTATCTAGTGGTATTAGTAAGTATTTTGAACTCAGTGATGTTAGTGGAAAATACAGTAAAACTAATATATTTGCCGCCGATGGATTCTTATATAAAAATGTACATGAACAAAATTTTGATTTTGAATTTACTAATCGTAATGAAATTTTTTCAGTGATCAAAGAACAGTTAGAACCAATTATTTCTTTGCCTGCTCTAAGATCTTTTTACTTTGATCAATATTCTAGACCTAATGTATATACAATATCTGATCCAAAAATAGTTTGGGAACAAGTTAATAAAATTTCTAATCAAAGCAGAGGGTATTTTAAAATACCCACCAATCCTGCTGTTCCTATTGTAGTAGGTACTGCTACTGTAAATAATTTTAAATATCTTTTACCTGGATCGATGATTAAATTTGTTCCACCAACAGGAAAATATTTTACTTCAGCTGGAAAAATTGTTGCTAATAAAGGTAATTCCACAGTAGATTATATTTGGACAAAAGTTATACAAGTTATAGGTGACGGTGCAAATTCTGGTGTAGGTGCATTAGATGATGGTACAGGTCCAATAATTTTAAGTAATGTTATAGATAGTTTGGCTATACCTGTAGAAATTATTCCAAAATTTGTTAATACTCTTACCTATACATTTGAAAATGAAATAGTAACTCTTTGTTTAAGCAAGAGAAATTTTGGTTTAACCATAAATGACAGAACTAGAACTTGGAATATTATATCAGATACTAACATTGATTTAAATAGTCCTTTTAGTTTATTAAATCAAAGTAGTTCATTAAATTCTAGTAAGGATGCTAGTTGGTTAATAGCATTTACTTGGACAGGTAAAAATTATAGAGTAAGATATAGAATAACTGATTATATATTTGAAAGTGATAAAGAAACTGCGTTTTTTATAGATAATAATTCTATAAATTATGATTTCATTTCTAATACTGTAATCAAAGATCAGATATCAGTTTTATCTATAAACAATTCAAATACATCAACTTCTGTAAGTATAGGTAAAGATTATCGTTGGCAAATTGATGCTCCTGTTGTAGAATCCGATGGTTATTCTGAACCTAAAAAAGTTAAAGTAAGTTTCTATGATTATAATAATTCTGGACAAATTGATGATCCAGATTCATTTAATAATATAGTACAACCATTAAGTACAAATCTGTCAACACACTATAAAGATAAATTTATATATTTTGAAAAATTAGCAGACGGTCTAAGATATAAATTATCTGATCAATCTCAATTTTATACAGCACCCACTCCTGCTGAAGTAATAGGTACTCCTAATAATGGAGATTTATATTATTTTTATGACCAGTCTTATAATGTAATAAAGAGTTATACAACTGCTGCCATTAGTTCATCTGATCCTTGGGTATATGAACCAAACTATTTTGCTTATCCTGGTCGTATTGGATTAAAATTCCATTATGTGCATAACAGCGGAGAAGATAGAAGAATTGATCCTAGTAAGAGTAATATCATTGATATCTATCTATTAACATCATCTTACGATACTGAATATAGAACATGGTTAACATCTGGAGTAGGTAACGAACCATTACCACCTACCAGTCAAAGTTTAGAACAAAATTTTTCAGGGACATTAGAACCTATTAAAACTATCAGTGATGAGATGATTTTTCAACCTGTTAAATATAAGACATTATTCGGAAGTAAAGCAGATATAAATTTACAGGCAACATTCAAAGCAGTTAAAAATGCATCTATACCTATTAGTGATAATGAAATTAAAACAAGAATATTAAATGCTATTCAAGATTTCTTTTTATTAGAAAATTGGTCTTTTGGGCAATCATTTTACTTCAGTGAATTGTCAACATATGTAATGAATATTATGACACCTGATATAACAAACTTTATAATTGTACCTAAGGCAAATAACAATTTTGGAAGTTTATATGAAATTGCCTGTTTAAGCAATGAAATTTTTATTAATGGTGCAACATCAGCGGATATAGAAATAATTGATGCTATTACTGCTTCTCAATTAAAAACAACTTATACAATAGTAACAAATAGCGGAAATTAAATATGGCAAATAAAGTTATTAAGTCGGTCAATTTATTACCCGAATTTTTAAAAACAGATAAGAATAAAAAATTCTTATCTAGTACAATTGATCAACTAATACAACCTCCTCAACTAGAACGTATTGATGGTTTTATTGGTTCTAAGTTAACTCCTAATTATGTTTCTTCTACTGATTTTTATATTTCAGAAACCTTACCATTACGAAAATCATATCAACTAGAACCAGCATTAACAGTTAAAGATAGCTTGGGTGTTGTTAATGATGTTATTGGACTTGATGATTTAACCAATGAAATTTCCACTCAAGGTGGTATTGTTAATAATCTTGATAGATTGTATAGAACAGAGTTTTATTCTTATGATCCACATATCGATTGGGACAAATTAATAAATTATCAAACCTACTATTGGCTAGTTAATGGACCAGAAACTATTTTAATAACAGGCCCATTGGATGCTGTAACAAATAGATATACTGTACTTAATATCGACGATGATATTTTAGGAAAACCAACATACACTTCTATTTCTGGTATAACATTATCTAATGGAATGAAAGTAAGATTTGGCGGATCAACATTTCCTGAATCTTATTTAGATAATGAATATTTTGTTGAAGGTGTTGGAACAGCAATTAAACTAGTAAAATATTCTTTATTATCTGGCGCAACTAAAATAGCAAGTTCATATACAGAACACTTTGACGAACATCCTTTCGATGAATTTCCATTTGATAATTCTAAAACATTACCAACTACTCCAGATTATATTACTATCAATAGGGCCAGCCAAGATTTAAATCCTTGGTCTCAAAATAATCGTTGGGTACACGCCGATGTCATTAAAGCATCTGCATTAGCTAATGGATTACAACCAACATATCCAGATGACAAACGTGCTAGACGCCCTATTATAGAATTTAAGGCAGATTTAAAATTATTTAATTTTGGATCTTTGGGATTGAAAAATATTGATCTTATTGATACAATAACAAAGGATGCATTTAGTACCATAGAAGGATCTCCGGGCTATTATGTAGATGGTCTATTGTTAGAACAAGGAAATAGAGTTGTTTTCAATGCAGATACTAATAGTAGAGTTCGTGGTAAAATTTATCAGGTTAACTATATTGCTATTAATGGAGAACTTAAATTAGAATTAGTTGATACTGGTGATATTGCAACAATGTCTAGTGTTGGAGTAAATCTAGGTAAAACTTTTGCTGGTACAAATTGGTGGTTTAATGGCGATACCTGGCAATATTCTCAACAAAGAACTTCATTAAATCAAGCACCTTTATTTGATCTATTTGATGATAATGGAAATAGTTATAGCGATAAAACCCAATACCTTAGCAATTTTGTCGGTAATAAAATATTTGGCTACGATGTAGGAACTGGTACCAATGATACTGTTTTAGGATTTCCTTTAAAGTATAAAAACAGTATCGGCCTTGGAAGTTATTTGTTTAAAAACTATTTCACATCTGATGTTATTTCATTATCTGTTAATAATAAAGAGATAAAAGTATCTACAGCAATTACATATTGTAAATTTGCTAATGGTACTTTTGCCAATGTATGGAAAACTGCTGCCGATTATCAAATACCTATTTTACAAGTAGTATCTACTACTGAAGAAACATCTATAATAGAACTAACAGCTATTGATAATCCAACAACTGTTGATTTATCATTAGAAGTATTTGTCAATGGATATGTGATTTCTAATTACACAATTTCTAAAATTTCAGGCAAATATCTAATTAATTTTGATAAATCATTACCTGTATCAACTAATGTATTATTAAAAATACGTACCGATGCAGTGCCTAATGCCAATGGATATTATGAACCACCGTTAGGATTGACCAATAATCCATTTAATGGTCCTATTACATCATTAACACTATCTGAATTAAGCGATCATCTTCATACCATGATTAATAAAACTGATGGGTTTGTAGGTAATTTCCCAGGGGCTAGTAATCTAAGAGATCTTTCAGATGAAACAAAATACGGAAATAGATTAATATCAAATGTTACACCAATGTCATTTGCTAACTTTTTTATAGGGAAAAAAGAGCATAGTGTTATTGATGCAATAACCAAAGCAGGTGATCAATATAATCAATTTAAAGTATTGTTGTTGAAAAAGATTTCTGAAATAAGTGATCTATCAGATCCTATAACAGATCTTGATAGAGTATTAACAGAAATAAATCTTGATAAAGATATTCAATCTCCATATTATATGTCGGATATGATTGCATATGGAACTGATAAAAAATCAAGAACTTGGACTATTACTGACTCACGTAACATTATCTATCCATTGGCCAGTGAATTTAATCCAACGGTATTAAGTACACATTCGATTTTAATTTACCTCAACGGTAATCAATTATTATCTGGCATTGACTATGAATTTGAAGTAGCTGACTCTACAGTAAAAATTTTAAAATTATTATCAGTTGGGGATACATTAACTATTAATGATTATCATTCCACATTAGGTTCTTTCATTCCACCTACTCCTAGTAAGTTAGGATTATATCCAAAATATCAACCTAGCATTTATCAAGATTATACATATTCGACTCCTGTAAATGTAATTCAAGGGCACGACGGTAGTATTACTGTTGCTTACAATGATTTTAGAGATGCTATTATTCTTGAGTTTGAAAAACGTATCTACAACAATATCAAAGCAGAATATCGTTCAGAACTGTTTGATGTCAATTCGATATTTGATGGAGCATTTAGAAATAGTGAATATTCCAATGATGAAATTAATCAAATATTAAGTAAAGATTTTTTGAAGTGGGCAGGTTTTTACGGAATAGATTATACTCTAAATAATTTATTTGATGAATCAAATTCTCGCACCTGGAATTATCAAGGTGGATTTAACACAACGTTAGGCCAACCAGTTAACGGATCTTGGCGTGCAATTTTTAAGAAATTTTACGACACTGATCGTCCTAATACACATCCTTGGGAAATGTTAGGTATTGCAGATAAACCAATCTGGTGGGAAAAAACATATGGTGTTGCTCCCTATACAGCAGGCAATGACATATTATGGGATGACATTGAACAAGGATTAAATCGTAATACTGGAAAAGTAAATCCTGTATATGCTCGACCAGGGTTGCATACAATTTTACCAGTTGATGAAACAGGACACCTAATTGATATTCAATCATTGGTAATAAATTGGACAATATATGGACGATATCAATCTTGGAAGTTTGGAGATTATAGTCCAGCTGAAACAGTATGGCGCCGTAGTAGCTACTGGCCATTTGCAGTACAGAGATTATTGGCATTAACAAAACCTGCCAAGTATGCATCTATAATGTATGATACTAGTAGGATTTCTAAAAATATTGCAGGACAATGGACATATGGTGAAGATCATATTTTCTTGAATCCTAAAAAATCTGTTATCTATGGTAACGGTGATGAATTGACCAGCGGCTATAGTGTATATATTTTTGAAATAGGTCGTCAACGTACTTCGAATTATATCACAGAATTAGTACAAGATCTTTCCTATTTAGATTTTAATTTATTTTATAAAGTAGGCGGATTTGTAAGTAAAGATAAATTACAAGTTGTTATTGATGCAATTGATCCTACATCTATTAGTCCCGGTGCATTATTACCACAAGAAGATTATGACCTAATATTAAATACCAGTAATCCAATTAAATCATCAAACATTTCTGGTATTATTGTACAGCGTAGTAACGGAAAATTTGTAGTTAAAGGATATGATAGATTAAATCCTTATTTCACTGTATATGAACCTATACGTACTGTTAATACTTCTGTACTCACAGTGGGTGGCATATCTGAATCTTATGTAACCTGGAATGATAGCACTACAGGTGGTTCAACAGGTCTATCTTCTGTAGACACAACTACTGCCAATGTTTCACCTAGCGGTAAATTTTATCAAGCAGGTCAAATAGTATACAAGGATAATAGATTTTTTAGAGTTAAAACTTCTCATCAGAGCGGCACAACATTTAATACTGCATATTTTCAACCATTGGCAGATTTGCCAACAGTGGGTGGAGCAATTGTACAAATTGCAAATAAATTTGACACCATTGAAAAACAAATACCTTACGGTACAGAATATACAACTATTCAAGAAGTCTATGATTTAATAATTGGTTATGGAAAGTGGTTAGAAAGTCAAGGATTTATATTTGATGAATATAATACAGATTTATCGGCTCCTATTGATTGGAATTTTACAGGCAAAGAATTCTTGTATTGGACTACACAAAATTGGGCAACAAATAGTATTATCACATTAAGTCCTTTTGCTAATCAACTTAAATATCAATTGGCTAATTCTGTAGTAGATAATATTTTTGATAGTTTTTACGAATATAGTATATTACAGGCCAACGGCGTTTCGATGCCTCAACAAAATTTAAATATATCTAGAGAAGATGGTGTTTTTACCATACAAACACCTAACTCTACAGATGGTATATATTTTGCAACTATTCATTCTGTACAAAAAGAACACGCAATGGTATTCAACAATACCACACGTTTCAATGATACTATATATGACATTGAAACAGGTTATCGCCAATATCGAATGAAACTATCGGGGTTCAGAACTGCTAATTGGAATGGTGATTATTTTAGTCCTGGTTTTATCTATGATACTGCACAAATATCTAATTGGCAAAAATATTCTGAATATCAAATTGGTAATTTAGTAAAATTTAATGGCAATTATTATTCTGCCAATCAAAAAATAGCATCATCGGCTACCTTTAATTTCTCAGAGTGGGATGTGCTTGGTAGTAAACCAATTGCAGGATTGTTACCTAACTTTGATTATAAAATTAATCAGTTTGAAGATTTTTATAGTTTAGACATTGATAACTTTGATAGTGCTCAACAGCAGATGGCACAACATTTAATTGGTTATACTCCTCGTGTTTATCTAAATAATATTTTTACTAATCCCATTGCACAATATAAATTCTATCAAGGATTTATAAAAGAAAAAGGAACTAAAAATTCTATCAGTAAACTGGCCAAAGCTAGTGTACATAATTTACAGGGCGAATTAACTTTTACAGAAGAATGGGCGTTTCGTATCGGGCAATATGGTTCTTATGAAACATATCAAGAATTAGAAGTTCCTTTAATTGAAGGAACATTTATTGAAAATCCGCAGGTAATTAGTTTTGTTGATGTTAAACCTCTTCCTTCCCCTAATGACTTAACTTACTATAGTACTGACCGTATTATTACACCTAAAGATTACGTATCATCATCAACCTTTGTAACTTCTGATACTGAATTCATGTTGAATACAGCAGGGTATGTGAGAATAGATGATGTTAATTTTACTGCCTATAATGAAATCGATTTAGTAGCTATTGCTGCTTCTACTGCAATAGTTGAAGGTGATGCAGTATGGTTAGGTTTCAAGAAAGATGGCGGCTGGGATATTTTAAGATATGTAAACTTGCCCGCTAAAATTGTTGAGGTTATTGTATCAGATGCAGGAGCAGAACTTACCTTTTCTACAAATGATGCACATAAGTTAATTCCTGGCGAAGTTATTTCTATTACTCAGTTCAATACAATTGTCAACGGAGTTTACACTGTTGCAACTGTACCAACTTTAAATACGTTTACAGTAGCATCAACATTATCTGTTATTTCGGATAATACTCCTGCAACTCCTGCACAAATATTTAAATTTGAAAGTGCTAAATTTAATAATTTTGATTCATTGCCGTCGGATGATAGTTTACTTAAATCTCCAATTGGTACTAAATTTTGGGTAAATGATGATGGATTTGGAAAATGGGTAGTTTATGAAAAAACAAAAAATTATTCATCAATATCTAAATATAGTTCTCCAGATTTAAATGGTCAAAAATTAGGATGGAGCATAAGTCATAGATATGGTTCTGACATATTTGTTGTTGGTGCTCCGGGTAATTATGAAAATAATAATCAAGGCGGAATATCTGTTTACAATAATTCAGATGCTAGACTTAAATTTAAATATACATTAAATCATAATGTATATTATCAAACTACCTCGCCTGATACCCCTAATGAATTTGGATATTCAGTAGTTTATGATGATCACTTATTTTCTAACAGCGGATACGGATTAATATTTGCTGGAGCTCCTGCTGCTGGAAATATAAGAAGCACTGGTAGTATTGGTTCTGTTAGAAATGCTTCAAGTGGTGAAGCACCGTCATCATTTGTGCATGAAGGTCTAGTTAAAATTAGCAGCATTGATGCCGAAGCTAATGATGAAAATTCACGTACATTTGTTCTTTTAAGTCCTAGACCTTCAAGCTATGAAAGATTTGGATCTTCATTATTTGTACAACGTAATGCAGATACAAAATTGTTACTAGTAGGTGCTCCACAAACAGCAAATACAGGAACTGGCACGGTTTATGCTTTTACAGTTATTACCACAGCTACATCTAATCCTTATTATACTTCAACAACTTTACCATTGGTTGATGTAACAACAGCAACAACAGTAATACCTGATGCTGCTATTACACTCGGTCGCGGAAGTCAGTGGGGATATAGTATTGCAGGATCTGACGATTCTAAAAATATAGCAATTAGTGCTCCGGGATATAGTTATAGTACAGGTATTGTACAAATATTTTCAGGCACAATATTTAGACAGACCATTCGATCACCATATGGAAAAAATTGTAGATTTGGTGAATGTATGGCTATGACTCCTCGTGGTGATTATTTGTTTATTTCTGCACCAAATACTAGAAATGATAATCAATCATTTGGCAAAGTAGCAATATATAAGAAAATAAATTCATTGTTTACTTTTATATCAGAAATTTCTAATCCATTATCTAAACCAGGAATGAAATTTGGTATTTCTCTAAATATTAGTGAATTTGCGGATACTCTAGCTATTTCGTCAATGGGCACTAATACTAAATTGCCTACAACGTTTGATAAAACAAATCTTTCAATTGATGCTTTGTCGCAGTTTGATTATAATTCTACAAAATTTTATGATGGAGTTAAATCTAGTGGTACTGTTTATGTTTATAGTAGAAAATTTGATCGATTCTTATTAGTTGAAGAATTATATCCTCCACAAACAATAGCCGGTACTAATTTTGGCCGTAGCATATCTGTTGACTCTAATGTTGTTTATGTTGGTGCTCCTGGACCAAGTATAGCCACAACTGGAAATAGTGGTCTTCATAAATTTGTGTCAACTACTACTAGTAGTTTAACAACTTTACGTCATCAAGAAAATTTAGTATCGGTTAATACATTGCAAAAAGTAATGTTAGTTGATTCTTTTAATGAAGAAATTCTAGATTATTTAGATATCATTGATCCATTAAAAGGTAAGATAGGTGGAATAGCAGATCAAGAATTAAAATATAAAACATCTTTTGATCCTGCTATATATTCAATTGGCAATTCAACAACTGTAAATGATTCTTCTATCAATTGGTTAGATAATCATGTTGGAGAATTATGGTGGGATTTAAGTACTGTAAAATATCAATGGTACGAACAAGGTGAATTAACTTTTAGAAAAAATAGTTGGGGAAGATTATTTCCAGGTTCTACAATTGATGTATATGAATGGGTCAGTACAGAATATCTACCTAGTGAGTGGAATACTCTAGCAGATACCGCAGCGGGTCTAACAGAGGGAATTAGTGGAACACCTAAATTTATTGATGACACTGTATATTCTGTTAAACAAACTTATGATGCTACAACTGGTCTTTTTACTAGTCGTTATTACTATTGGGTAAAAAATAAAATAATAATCCCTAATGTTAAAAATAGAAGACTTAGCAGCTATCAGGTATCTTCTATTATAGAAAATCCTACATCGTACGGATTAAAGTATGTTGCCCCTATATCTAAAGATGCTATCATATTATCTAATATTGGATCAGAATTAGTTGCTGATAGAATACACATTAATATTTCCACAGATTCTATTGATAATACTATTCCTAAACATACTGAATGGTTATTGTTACAAGAAGGTTCTGCAGAAAGTAGACCTAATACATTACTTGAGAAAAAATTAATTGACAGTTTAATTGGTCACGACAGTTTTGGTAATCTAGTTCCAGATCCTACATTATCTTCAAGAATACGTTATGGTATAGGAATTAGACCTCAACAATCATTGTTTAAAGATAGAAAAGCAGCATTAAGAAATTTAATAGAATTTACTAATAGTGTATTGATTAAAAATCAAATTACTGGTAATTATGATTTTACTAATTTAAACAAACAAGATGTTATACCTGATGAATATAGCCATGCCTATGATCAAATTGTAGAAGATAACGAAGGTTTGGCAATTATTGATACTCGACAGCTTGCGTTACCAAAATTATCTTGTACAGTAAAAGATGGAAGAATTCGCAGCGTTAGTATTGACAATGTAGGATTTGGTTATAAGGTTGCACCTAGTGTTGAAATTATTAGTCCAGTAGAATCTACTGCTAAAATTACCACTGAAATTGATTCATCGGGAAGAGTTATTTCTGTTAATATTGCAGATGCGGGAAGTGGATTTCCAGATGATCAACCTCCTATGTTAAAAGTTCGACCATATACTGTAATCGTATTAGCTGATTCTGTATACAACAATAAATGGACAATTTTTGTTTATGATACTTTAAGAAAAGAATGGTTAAGATCTAATACACAAAAATACAATACAACTATGTATTGGAAGTATCAAGATTGGTCTAGTGCCGATTTTAATAAATTTATTGATTATTCAGCATCAGTGGATGAAATATATGAAATTGATACTGTACCATTATCAATAGGCCAATATATAAAAGTACGTAATGGTGGTGATGGCAGATATATTATATTAGAAAAACTTGCAGCCGGCTCCGCTGGATCATTTAGTGATCAATTCAATATTGTCTATAGTGAAAAAGGTACTATACAGATATTAGATACTATTTGGGATTTTGCCAACAATGATTATGGATTTGATTATGTAAACAGTTACGATCAAACACTGTTTGATCAAACACCGGACCTTGAACTTCAATATATTTTGTCTGCACTGAAAAAAGATATATTCATTAATGAATTAAAAATTAATTGGAATCTTTTCTTCTTTAAAGCAGTAAAATATGCATTGTCTGAACAAAAGTTATTAGATTGGGCATTTAAAACTTCCTTCATTAATGTAAAGAATTTAGCAGGAACATTGGATCAACGTACTATATATAAAATGCAAAATAGTGAATATTTTGAGAATTATGTAAATGAAGTTAAACCATATCATACCAGTATAAGAACCTTTACCACGGACTATACAACATTAGAATCATCTAAAACTTATACAACAGATTTTGATTTACCTACGTATTATGATAAATCTACTGGTAAATTTATTAATGTTGAATCGAATGATCCGTTATTAGATACATATCCTTGGAAATCTTGGAAAGATAATAACTCTTATTCTATTGGAAATATTTCAGTAGGACACGGAGGTAGTGGATATATTAATATACCTAGAGTTGATATAATTCCAGCAGTGGGAGATACAGGAACTGGAGCCACTGCTGTTGCACATATTAATTCCGGTGTTATATCTAGTATCAATATTGTAAATCACGGGCACGGATATAAAAAAGCTCCGACAATTAATCTTGTAGGCGGAGGTGAAACAAAACCAGCTGTTGCCTATGCACAGCTTGTAGGCAGCACGGTTCGTACTAATAAGATTGGTATGAAATTTGATAGGACTAATAAGAAAAGTCAAATTGGAAATCTATCAGTTACTGATACATTTGTATGCAACGGGTCGGATAATAAATTTGTTTTAAATTGGTTGGCTGAGCCTGATAAATTTAAAATAAATGTTACACTTGATGGCGGATCTGTTCTACGATCAGATTATACTATTGAATATTATACTGAAATGTATAATGGATATAATAAAAAATTCAATAGAATATACTTTTTAAATTTTGATCCATTACCAGGACAAGTGCTAAAAGTAACATATATAAAAAATATTGAATTATTAACTGCCACAGAACGTATATTAAATTATTATACTGCAACATCTGGAATGGTAGGAGTGGATCTACCACAATTAATGGATGGTATAGAATATCCCGATACTGTAATATCTACGTTACCATTGGACTATACTACTGCCTGGGACATTACGTATACTCCATTTGGAAAATCTGCTTGGGCTGATAATATTTCTTACTATACAAATACCACAATATCTAGTACAGCTACTGCCGGTACTAGTACATTGGTATTAACAACTACTACTGGATTAACTGTAGGTCAGCAAGCAAATATCATAGGATCTATTGTTAATAAATTTAGTACAACTACTGACATTGTCATTACTTCTATTAATACAGCAACAAACACTGTTGGTTTTAGTTCTACATTATCCGGAACAGTATATCCAGGATATGGAATAGAATTCTGGAACTATGATGCAAATAATAATGCACTTGATAGTGCCATCGATGGCGGTACTTGGAACACATCGACAAGGATAAATGCTCTAGGTATTAATCCAGAAGATTTAACCATTGACGGTGATATATTCTTATCTGCTGCATCAAGTTATGCTCCTGAAGAATTAGTGCCAGGATATGTAACAGAAAGTATAGGTATCAATGTTTATACCAAAAATCCTCAAGGTGCTCCTATAGTATTTGCTAATGGATTTGATGTACTAGCAGGCACAACTACCACTAACACATTAAGCATGGTTCCTCCTAGTGAAGGAAATATAGTCGTTACGTTTGGCGGAAACTTGTTAGATTATACCACAACTACTAATTTTACAACATCAACACAATTTACCATCAATTGGAACACTAATGAAATCACAATTCCTCCACAATCTACTAATGGTAGATTAGGGTATACAATATTAGGTATTGGCGGCGGCCGCCTTGAAACTCAGGCCGGTGTAGTTGATTTTGTAATTATTACAGATAATACACCTTTTATTCAATTGCAAAGTTTATCAGATTATGGTAGCATTAAGAGTGCATATGTTACAGTAAATGGAAAATCTATTTCTAAAGTAACAACATCTACTGATTATGGTTATATGTTAACTTATTCTAATGATGATAATAATAGAGCTGCTGTGAATGTTTATAATTTACCTGCTGGCACAAATACTGCTCAAGCATGGTTCTTTGCTAATGACTATAAGTATTTTAATGAAGTTAATCAAGAAACTATTCAAGTATTAGATGAAAGAATACAATCATATACATTAAGTAACCCTCCGGGCATTGTTGAACCTATGGTAGGTCAGGCTATTGTAGAAGTTAAAGATCCTAGTGGTAGAAGAACTAGACTTTTACCACCATTTATCAGTTACTATGATATTACCGGTCCTGCTATCACTACATTTAGAATTGATAATCATAAAGATCATCCAGCTGACACATTTACTATTAATAATGTAAGAGTTTATGTTAATGGAATTTTATTAAGAGCAGGATTTGATTTCTCAGTGAATTCAATTAATAGTACTGTAAATATAGATCCGGTTGCTCTACAAACAAAAGCTACAATAGCTGTTATTGGATTACCAAGGAACAGAGATGTTCCGGTAGGGTATGATTATGATATAATTGGAAATACTTTAATTTTATCAGATCCTCATCATATTGATTCTTTAATTCCTAATCGCGGAGTTTATAATGTTATCACATATACCGATCATGATGGTATGTTAATGAGAACAGAAAGATTTGATGGAAATCCAAGTAGAAGATACAAAATTAGTCGTCCAGTGCTTGATGATAATTATGTTTGGGTGGAATTTAATGGTGTTCCAATAACTAGTAAAACCGATTATGAAATATTAGACGATAGAGTAACTATACAAGTTAGTGATCAATATTATCATTCTACTGACGATAATATTGTTATACAAAGCATTAGCAGTGAAAAACTAGCATCTACAATTTTAGGTTATAGAATATTCAATGATATTTTTAATAGAACACATTTTAAAAGATTATCTAAACAAAATACCACATATCTAACTAAACCATTAACATTTACAGATACTGAAATTCATGTAGCAGATGCTAAAGTACTTACTCCGCCATTGATTAAAAAGAAAATACCCGGCGTGGTAATTATTGATGGCGAACGTATTGAATTTTTTAATGTAACTGGTAATGTTTTAAGTCAGTTACGTAGAAGTACATTAGGTACATCACCTAGTTTTTATTCACAAGAAAATACAAAAGTAATTGATCAAAGTCCTGAACAAAATATTCCATTTAAAGAGAATATTTACAAGCAAATTCAATTTACTAAATCTAATGTTAACACTTATAACATTAGTAAAACTTCTAAAGTGCTTAACACAGGCACACAACATAGAATAAACAGTGATGGTATAACTTTGAGTTTAGGTGCAATATCTGCTCCAGATGATTATTTTGTATCAAATACATTAACAACATCAACAGCAATATCTGCGGTTGACCAGGTAGAAGTATTTTATGGAGGTAGACCTCTACGTAAGTTAGGAATATTACAACAAGATGTTACTATATCTTACGATAGTCCTAAGGCAATGATCAATACTGCTACGTTAGCATCTTCTAATCTATTACCAATTACAACAATAATGGGTTCTGCATATATTGTTACTGCAACAAATCATGTATGGGTATATACTAACTCTAATGAAGCAGATTCTATCAATGGATATGTTTATCGTGGATTAAATTATCAACCTCCAGAATTTACTATAACTATCAATACATCTACACAGGTATTAACATTAAATATTGCAGAAGGTATATCAGATAATGTTAAACTTGTTATTGTTAAAAAAGAATTTGCAAAATCAGATGTATGGAATACAGTAGAAGGTGAAAATCAAACACATACATTAATGGATAGTGATACAGTACCTGCTAGATTCTTACAGTTAAAACCTGCAGAATTACCGGACAAATATTATTATGGTGGAAACTTTGAACTGATGGATGCCACTGGACAAGTTTTATTAGACGAAAATGGAAAACCCTTAGAAGGAATATAAGATGACAAAAATTACACAAACTCCGGTATTGACTACCGCAACAGATAATCAAACATATTTGTTGGTAATTGATAATGGTATAATTAAACGATTTAATTATAAAGCATTTGGTGAACAATTCTCAAATATATCAAGAGGTGATATTGGTTATATGGGTAGTCGAGGTAATCAAGGTTATTCTGGTAGTATTGGTTATCAAGGTGCCCAGGGAAATACAGGATATATGGGTAGTCAAGGTTCCCAAGGTTTTCAAGGATACAGTGGCAGTATAGGTTATCAAGGAGAACGTGGTGATACTGCCTATATGGGCAGTCGGGGTTTTGCAGGATATTTTGGCAGTGTTGGTTTTACTGGTAGTTTAGGATATTTTGGTAGTGTTGGATATGTTGGATCTAAAGGAACAGATGGAACATCTGTCAATATCAAAGGTGCTGTAGTTAACACTATTAATTTGCCATCAAGTGGAAACACATTAGGGGACTCGTACCTTGTTTCTAGTACAGGACATCTTTGGATATATTCAGCTGCTTCAACACCAGGTTCAACAAATGGATTTGTTGATGCTGGAGTTCTTCAAGGCCCTCCGGGTTATATCGGCAGTATTGGTAGTCAAGGGTACCAAGGAAATCAAGGTTACACCGGATCATTTGGCGTTCAGGGTTATCAAGGCTATCAAGGTTATACTGGATCAATTGGTAACCAAGGCCTTCAAGGATTCCAGGGAAGTATGGGTTATCAAGGATATGCGGGTAGTTTTGGTGGTCAAGGATTTCAAGGTGATACAGGTTATACTGGAAGTATTGGCATCCAAGGTAATCAAGGATATACTGGTTCATATGGATATCAAGGTTTCCAAGGTACTAGAGGATCAGATGGCTCTAGTGTCAATATTAAAGGTAATGTTGTTAATTCATCGGGATTGACTTCAATTGTTAGTCCCGCATTAGGTGACGGATATATTTCTTTAAGTAATGGTCATCTTTGGGTTTATACTAGTACAGGATCAGTTAGTGGATTTAATGATGTTGGTACTATTCAAGGTCCTCAAGGCTATCAAGGGTACCAAGGCAATCAAGGTTACACTGGATCATTTGGCGTTCAAGGATTTCAAGGCTATCAAGGGCAGGGTTTCCAAGGCAATCAAGGCTTCCAAGGAAATCAAGGTACTGGTAATCAAGGTAACCAGGGATTCCAAGGCAATCAAGGAACTATTGGTGTACAAGGATCAACAAGTTTCACTCCGAGCGTTATTAGTTCAAATGGTTATGTA